CATACGAGACGATCTATTGGAAATTGCAGGACTTACCCCCAGTCTTACAAGACAGACGCAGGCAGAATTTGCCGAAGAAACTGCCCGTCAGGCAGAACTGTATAAAAATATTCGTCTACCAAAAAGTGAAGAAACTAATATTGAAGATGAAGAGGAAGAGACTTGATCTTAGTATGTCTATCATGTTACACTGACTGTAGGAGAGTTTTCTAATGCAGTTGTTTAAAAAAGTAGCATGTTTTACGGATATACATTTTGGTTTAAAATCTAACTCTGTAACTCATAATCAAGATTGTGAGGATTTCGTAGATTGGTTTATTCAAGAAGCCAAAGAGGGAGGTGCAGATACCTGCATCTTTCTCGGTGATTGGCATCACAATCGAAATTCAATTAATCTAGTGACGCTAGATACCAGTCTCAGGTGTCTAGAAAAATTAGGTGCTGCGTTTGAGCAGTTTTTTTGGTTCCCAGGTAATCATGATTTGTTTTATAAAGACAAGCGTGACGTTCATAGTAGTGCGTTTGGCAGACACATTCCAGGTGTTACTGTGGTCGAAAAAGTAACTACCATAGGTGATGTAACCTTGGTACCATGGTTAGTAGGCGACGAGTGGAAGAACATTAGTAAAACAAAAAGCAAGTACATGTTTGGGCACTTTGAACTGCCTCTGTTTTATATGAACGCCATGGTGCAGATGCCCGATCACGGTGAATTACAGGCCAGTCATTTCAATCATCAAGACTATGTTTTCAGCGGACATTTTCATAAACGTCAAAATCAAGGAAAGATTTGGTACATAGGAAATGCATTTCCTCATAATTTTGCCGATACATGGGACGACGATCGAGGTATGATGACCATGGAATGGGGCAGCAAGCCAGAATTTAAAGCATGGCACGATGCACCTAAGTACAGAACTGTTGCACTGAGTAAACTGATTGACGAAAAAGATACAATTATGAAAAGTAAAATGTATCTGAAGGTTAACCTAGACATTGATATCAGTTACGAAGAAGCAAACTTCATCAAAGAAACATACATAGAAGAACACGACATCAGAGAAATTAGTCTAATACAAGAAAAAAACAATATCGAAACAGGCGTAGATGACGGGCCCGATGCAGCTTTTGAAAGTGTTGACAAGATCGTTACTGAGCAACTTTTAAATATCGATTCTGAAAATATCGATTCCAAAGTTTTATTAGAGATTTACAATAACCTATGACATTTAAAATTAAGAATATTACCGTAAAGAATTTTTTATCCGTAGGAAATCAAACTCAAGCAGTAGGTTTTGATAAATCACACTTGACTCTTGTGCTAGGAGCCAACTTAGATCTAGGTGGAGATGACAGCGGTAGCAGAAACGGCACAGGCAAGACTACCATCGTCAATGCTTTGAGTTATGCATTGTACGGTCAAGCACTGACTAACATTAAAAAAGAAAACTTAATCAACAAGACCAACAGCAAAGGCATGTTGGTCACTGTCGAATTTGAAAAGAATGGCAATTTATATCGAATAGAACGTGGTCGCAAACCCAATATCATGCGATTGTTTGTCAATGATGCACAACAAAAGTCATCAAATGAAGACGACGAGAGTCAAGGCGACAGCAGAGAAACACAAAAGTTCATTGACGATCTAATGGGTATGAGCCATACTATGTTCAAACATCTTGTGGCATTGAATACCTATACCGAACCGTTTCTGTCTATGAAGGCAGCTGAACAACGTGAAGTAATTGAACAGTTGTTAGGCATAACAATCCTTAGCGAAAAGGCAGAAAAGCTCAAAGCTGATGTTAAATTAACTAAAGATCAAATACAAACTGAAACTGTTAAGATCGAAAGCACTAAAACAGCCAACGACAATGTGCAAAAGAGCATCGACAGTTTGCAATTAAAAAGCTCAGCGTGGAATAACAAGCACGACAAAGACTTAGAAAATCTCGGTAAGGCTATTTTGCATCTTGAAGGTGTAGATATTGAGCAAGAAATTGCCGCACATCAAAGTCTCAAAGCATGGGAAGAACTTGATAAAAAAATTCGTGCCCTGAGCAAACAGAGATCTATGCTAGAATCTGCGGTTATACAGGCTCAAAAAACAAGAGACAAGTATGTAAGAGAAGTAGAAAGCCTCAAAGATAAAACGTGTCCGGCATGTGAACAAGAATTGCATGATCATAAACACGAAACTATGACAGCCGATGCTGTGCAACATTTAGCCGAAGCACAAACATACTTTGATAAAGTGTCAGATGATTTGAAAAAAGTTTTAGAAGAATTAGGCAGTGGCGATATGCCTCACAAACCTAATACATTTTATGAAACTGAAGCAGAAGCATTGGGGCATAAAAACAATCTCAACAATTTAGAACGACAACTAACTGAAAAAATTGACGAGCACAACCCCTACGACGAACAAATTCAAGAACTTAAAAAAACAGCAATACAAGAAATCAAATGGGATTCTATCAATCAGTTGGTAAAATTAAAAGACCATCAAGAATTTTTGTTGAAGTTGTTGACTAACAAAGATAGTTTTATCCGTAAAAAGATTATTGATCAAAACTTAACTTACTTGAATAAAAGACTGGGTTATTATATTGACAAGTTAGGTTTGCCTCATAAGGTAGTATTCTTAAATGATTTAAATGTAGAAATTACTCAGCTAGGACAAGATTTAGATTTTGATAATCTAAGTCGAGGAGAAAGAAATAGACTTATTTTATCTCTCAGTTTTGCCTTTAGAGATGTTTGGGAAAATTTATATCAAACTATCAATTTATTATTCATTGATGAATTAATTGATGCAGGTATGGACGCCGCCGGAGTAGAAGCAGGATTGGCTGTTCTAAAGAAGATGGCCAGAGAACGCAATAAGAATATATACTTAATAAGCCACAAAGATGAGCTTATCGGTCGAGTCAACAATGTTCTTCGAGTGATTAAAGAAAACGGTTTTACCAGTTACTCAAACGATGTCGACTACATAGAGGCATGAGGATAAATGATTGAGTTAGACAAATACAAAGACGTGTATCATAGATTTGTAGTAATGCTTACAGACCTGCATAATGCAAATGTACACTACACAAAAGGTCCTAGTGTTAGAAACGGTATTACCTTGCGTAGAATTTTAAGAGAATTGAGAATTTTAGAAAAAGAAATGTGGATTGCATCCCAGAAAGCTTCTAAGGAAGCTTCTAAAGCCAACGGTCGTGGTAGACCAAAAAAGGAAAGATAAAATGACAACAACAAACGAACAACTACAAACAACATTTGCAGAATTTTTAACTGAAGATGCAAAATTTACCGGAGGCAATAGTGCTGCAGGAACTCGCAGTCGCAAAGCTCTAGCTGAACTAGCTAAGTTGGTTAAGGCTCGTCGTAATGAAATTACTGCTGAGAAGAACGCTCGCAAGGAAGCCAAGGCAGCAAAATAATCAATGACTTGGACTTATCAAGGACAAGTTGTAAATGAATTACCCGAGGACTGTGTTGGTTTTGTTTATTGCATAACCAACACGACTTCGGGGCGCCAATACATTGGCAAAAAGTTAGCAAAATTTAGTAAAACGACCTACAAGACTGTAAAGTTAAAGAACGGCACTAAGAAGAAAAAGAAGATTCGAAGCAAAATCGACAGCGACTGGCAGGAGTATTACGGGTCCAGTCCTAATTTAACAGCAGATATCAACACCCTAGGCAAAGAAAATTTCTCTCGCGAAATACTATACTATTGTAAATCCAAAGCAGAAACATCTTACATTGAGGCCCGAGAACAATTCGACCGCAAAGTATTAGAATCCGATGAATACTATAACGGACATATTCAAGTCCGTGTCCATGGCTCTCACATTAAATCTAAAATTTAATTCAGTTTAAGCTCGCACAGGCTAATTTCGTGTGCCGAACAGAAGAAACCTGGCCTTCGTGTGCGCAGGAATCCGAAGTCTTACCGCTGAAGTAAGCACTCAATCAGTATCCTTCACAGGACCACGATCGCAAAATGCCTGCGGTTTGATTGTTTGAATAGAGTTAAAAATAGGCCCAAGGATGGAGTAATAACAGAAACTCCACGCTTTGCAAATATGATAGTGTATATTTGCAAGCCGCCGTTGTTAAGACAGAATGAGTAGGTATCGGTCAACCGCCTACGTTAGCAGAAATGCTTGTAGTTCTAACACTATGTGACTGTGCTACTCAGATAATGCAGTTTTTTCTTAGCCCTTGCCTGGGCTAAGTGTGACCGATTAATCTAGATAATATTATTTCGTCTTCGACGATATAATGCTTCAAGTTAGAGCGTAAGCGATAACGCAGAAGCAAGTGAGCGTCGCTCACTATAAATATATAACTATTGTTAGGGAATAACAAATGAAATTCAATGATGTGTTAAGTGAAGCTCAGATTAATGAACTGGGACTTCTTAAAAATATTAAAGGAGCTGTTCAGGGAGCAGTGTCTGGCTACAAAGCAAAGAAACTGCAAAGTGCAGGCAGTGCTCATTCTATGAGAATAGTTAACAACCTTAGGGCTGAATTTCAACAGTTAGTGGGCGGTGGAACAGAACCAACTTATCAAAACTTAATTGATTTTTTAGAAGATCAAGGTCTTGGTGATTTAGATACAATACCTAATCCTAGTGGTCAACAGCAACAACCTTCTCAGTCTCAGCGCATTGAACCTACAATGGAAGCAGTAGCTGGAGAACTATCAGCTGTGCAAATTGACAACATTATTAAAGATGCAGTTAAAAAGAACTATTCGAGAATTGTAGCTGCACAAAAGGGCAGAACTGTTAGGCCCAGTGCTGAAAAACAGCCAGAAACTAATCCTCAACCTGATCCCGAACAGTCAGCACCACCGGCTAACGCAGGCAATCCTGTAACTGCACCACAACTTAAATCTCCCCCAGTTGCGGGCAACATTGAATCTATTAAAAAAGCCTATGCTATGTTGGATGCTGCTGAAAGAGCAGAATTAAAAAATCAATTGGAAATTATTGATGATCAGGATAGACTAGCATCAGGCACTAACGAATCTAAGACGCTGCAAGTGTACAGCAAATTTCTTGGAATTGACCTTTAAAAGAAAGGTAACTTGGTCTTATTTGTAGTTTCTAAGTTACTTTCGATCAACTTTCCAATCAACTCTCGGTCTAATGCGTCAGTTTCATATGCTTCAGATAAGGTCATACCTCCTCGCATAAACCAACACATCTTTATAAGTTCGTCTTTGGCGGCTCTTATCTCTTTTTCCATTTTTTCAATTAACTTGATAATCTCCTCAAGTGAAAGCGATAAGAGCCTTATTCGAAAAAATTTGCAGGATCAAATATAAGCGGAATTTCCATCTCTTCGGGAGACCCACTAGCTATCATTTCTGGTGTAGATTTGATTTTCATTGGCTTAAGACTGTTCTTCTGTCGAAGCATGTCTAAGTGAGATTTAATTGAATCAAAAACTATTTTATCGCAGTTCTCCATAAACTCTTGAATATTTTCTGAATCATCTGTAGTTCCGGCTGAGCTTTCTACTCTAAAAACACTGTTGTTGATAATTCCTACTGTTATATTTGTTAACTTTTTAAAACTATCTCTAAAAGTTTCAATCTTTTGTTCTTCAGTAAGAGTAGAATCACTTACTACATTTAATAATCGTTGAGTTTCAAAATTTTGAATACTAGTTTGACTCATAATTTTGTAATTTACAGGTTTAACAAACAGAGCTAGTTCAGTACCTACATTGATTCTTTCTTCCCAAGAAATTGATTCTTGCAATTGATCTAACAACAATCTTAGATCTAAAGAATAACTTAAATCTTCTTCACCTATAGTAACAGTGGTATCCATTTTTTCTCCGTACGTTGCTAATCTTATGGCAATAAGAATAACATCCATATCTATACTAGGTGCTTCCCAAGCATTTTTAATAGCAGGAATACAATGCTCTATAACATCAACAATGGCCTGTCCATTCATTAGAGCATCTGGTGTTTTTAATAAAAGCTCATCTTTAGCAGTCATAGAATATACAGCGTACTCTTCATTGGGAGAAATATCTAGGCATCCATCCGGCCAATATTTTCCATTGCTAGGCAGTCTAATATAAATTTTTGGTTGCCTCATTAAACTGATTAGAGGGTTGTGTTTTTGTTTTGGTGCTTTGGAATCCATTTTTTCTCCGATAAATAACTATAGTAAACTTTAGTAAAACTATTTATATACCTACATTATTGGGAAAATAACAATGGCAATGGACACGGCAGTAATGGAACAAATTTTGAGCAATATGCTCAAATCGCAGCAACAGCAAGGCAAAGAACAGGCTGCGGCGTTTGCCAGGCTGGCCAAAGCTGCTGGTCTTGATCCTAAAATTATTGCAAACGCAGAATCTAAATTAAAAAATCTAGGTGATGCTGCTGAAGAAACTGCAAAGTCTACGGGAAAAATGAATAAGGCTGGCAATATAGCCGGTGCTGCTCTTGCCGATTTAGCTAGCGGTGTTATGAGCACTGCCGGCAACTTGATTAATTTTGGCACATCGGCAATGATGGGAACTGCCAAAGTTAGTGATTTTTTTGCAGCATTTAAAGATCTTCCTATTATAGGATCAGTAGCAGGATTATTTTCTTCTTTGATGAAAGTTCAAGAAGCAGCGTTAGAATCTTTTAGTTCTCTTAGTCAAAATGGTATAGATTTAGGTGGTAGCTTAACAAAGTTAAGATTTGATGCGTTGTCCATGGGATTGACATTGGAAGAAATGACAAAAGTCTTAAAAGACAATTCTGAGACTTTGGTCCAAATGGGAGGTTCAGTATCCGCAGGAGCAAGAAATTTTAGAGAAATTAGTAAGGCTATGGGTTCTAGCGGACTTCGTCAAGAATTATTAAATTTAGGATTTACATTTGAAGAAACTAATCAATTAGTAGGACAATATGCTAGATCAGTTGGTGGATTAACTAAAGATCAGTTAAAAGATTATAGAAGCGTAGCTGTTGCGGCAGCTGCATACGGAAAAGAATTAGATTTTCTTGCTAGACTAACGGGCGAAAGTAGAGAAGCTACGCAGAAAAAATTAGAAGAAGAAGCAATGGAAGCAAACTGGCAAGCATTTTTGGCTGGCAAAGATGAAGAGACTCGCAAAAAACTTAATGATGGTTTGCAAAAATCATTGGCAGGAGCCGGAAAAGCTGGCGGTGATATTTTTAAAGCTGCTGCTCAAGGCATTGCAGTACAAACTGAAGGCGGTCAAGTAACAACTGCCTTAATGGGAGAAATGTCTGAAACTATTAGAAAGGCTGCATTAGATGCAAATAATAGTTCAATAAGTTCTCAGAAATTTTTAGGTAACAGCACTAGATTTTTAGCAACGATACAAAGTCAATCAGCCAAAGGCTACAAAGACAATGACAGAGTGTTTCAAGCATTGGCATTAAGTGGAGATCCGTTAGCAGCACAAATGGGTATTCATGCAACAAATTACAAAACACTAAGCAATGCTCAAGGAAATTTGTCTATGAGTATTGAAGAAAATGTTAGAAGATTAGAAAAAGAAAGAAAAGACGCCGAAGAGAAAGCTAAAAAAGCAGACGCCGAAGCTGCTGCAATGCGACAAATGCAAGAAGCAATTAAAAATTTAGGAATGACATTATGGTCAGCGTTTAGCCCGTTGTTTCCTATAATGACAGATTTTGTTATGAATTCTGGTCCTCTAATAAGAAAGTTTGCAGAAACTTTGGGAACTGCAATTAGATGGTTTTCCGAAAAAGTAATTAGCGAACCTGGCAGGCAGGAAATTTTAAACAAAATTGCCGAATTCTTAAAAGATCTATTTGGGAAAATATTCGATATGATTAAACCTAGCCCCGCTTCAGGGTCAAATGTTGCACTTTCTGTAGCTGGGGGTGCTGCTATGGGAGCTGGATTAGGGTCAGTTGTTCCGGGTATTGGTACAGCGTTTGGCGCAGTTACCGGTGCTATTGCAGGCTTAACTGTTGCATTGGGTGAATGGGCATATGAGGCTATGTCCAAGAGTGGCGGGAGATCTAAAGGTTCTTGGGGAACAGTAGGCTCAGCATTTGAAAATTTTGGATCAGGTACACCAATTGTAGCACACGGTACAGAAGGCGTGTTTACACCGGATCAAATTAATCAATTGATGCAATCGGGTACTTCAAATGCACTGCAAGGCCTCGTAAGTCAGTTAAATAACACACAAGCAGAGATGGTTCGCGTGTTGCGTGAAGTAGCAGACTACAGTAGACGAAATGTAGAAGCAACTAATTCACTAAGTGGAAATGCATTTGCTTAAATTTGGAGTTATTTGTGGCCTGGAAAAGATTTTTTACACCCGTTGATACATCTGGACAAAAGAGTCCTGTTCCTATGGGGAACAGACCTGGCATGTCTAGATCTAATTATAGCAGTTATCTGCCTGACGTATATTCTGGCCATCCTAACAGATTAGAGCGTTATGGTCAGTATGATTCCATGGATACTGACAGTGAAGTCAATGCTGCATTTGATATTCTTGCAGAATTTTGCACACAACAAAATGATGAAAATGGTACACCATTTCAGATCTTTTTTAAGGATCAAGCCACATCTACTGAAGTTAAAATCATTAAAAAGTATCTACAACAATGGACCAAGTCAAATAAATTTCACACTAGGATTTTTAAAATTGTAAGAAACTGTTTCAAATATGGTGATGTATTCTTTGTAAGAGATCCAGAAACTCAAAAATGGTTATACATCGACCCAGCCAAGGTAGATAAAATTATTGTAAACGAAAGCGAAGGCAAAAAGCCCGAGCAATATGTTATT